CTAAAGCCCAAAATCTTACCAAGGCTGAAAGAGCTTCAACGGCTCGCAAGAAAAAGCGTGAAGGCGCTAAAGGAAAAAAAGTTGTTTCAAACACTAAAGCGGCCAAAGTAAAAAACATGTCAAAAGGCGGGATTGTTCCGGAAACGAAACCTAAAAGACGCTTTAGGGGAAAAGCTCAACCGGGAACAGCGGTAGCACGAGGTTGCGGCGTTGTTATGAACAACCGTCGTAAGAGAACAAAGGGCTCTGTTACTCAGGCATGAACATAACTTTTTATAGCGACCCGGTGGAACAGGCCGTTGTAAAGGAGATCATGCAATGGTCGAAGGAAGTCTTAGAAAAGCCCAACGCATATTTTAATAATTTGCCGCCTTGTCCCTACGCTCGTTCTGCTTGGCTAGAAGACAAAGTCTCCATACTTTTTAAGCATGAGGATTCTTACCAAGCTTTATATTCTTGCGTGTCGCAGTTTGACGACAGCTATGATCTTGTCATCATAGTAGACCTTTTAAACAAGACGGACTCTGAAGAATTTCACGAATACTTCGACTCCTTAAACGAAGCTATTTCTAACGGCATGTTCATTGATAAAGACATGTGGGTTATGGGATTTCACCCCGATGACGATCCTAGCGATTTTGTAAAAGATATTCCTTTTGAGCCTGAAACAGACACGGTGTACAGCTTGATCTTTGTTCAGCGCTTGTCAACGCTCCATCGAGCCGCAGACAAGTTAGACAAAAAGGGCTACTATGAAAGTTATGCAAAAGAGTACGATGCCGAAGATATTTTTCAGCGTCGAACAGAGCTTTATGGGAGGTTAAGCAATGGCCATGAAACCTAGAAAAAAGCGCGTTGTTAGGAAGATGCGCGGTGGGGGTGCCGTTAAGAAGATGCGCGGTGGGGGTGCTGTTAAGAAGATGCGCCGTGGCGGCTCTGTTAAAAAGAAAAAATAAATGGCCGTTTCAGATAGCAAAAATTTTGAGTTAGATGTCGCTGATTACGTTGAAGAGGCGTTTGAAAGGTGCGGCCTAGAAGTTCGTACTGGCTACGACCTTAAAACAGCTCGCCGTTCTCTTAATCTTTTGCTCGCGGATTGGGCAAATAGGGGGCTTAATCAATGGACGATTAAGCAGAGATCGCAAGCTTTAGTTGAGGGCACTGGGGAATACGCCTTAAACGCGGACATCATTGACGTATTGTCTATAGTCATACGTCGAGACGGCACAGATTATTCTTTGTCTCGATTGAGCCGTGACGAGTTTTTGACGATTCCGACAAAAACCACGGAAAGTCGTCCAAACCAATTCTTTTTAGATCGGCAAGTGACGCCAAACTTAAAGCTTTGGCCGGTCCCTGAAAACAGCACAGATGTTCTCTATTACGACGCGCTGACGCGGATGGATGACGCGGACGTTTACACTAACACAATGGATTTACCTTTTCGGTTTTATCCTTGTTTAGCGGCGGGGTTGGCGTATTACCTATCCTTAAAGCGTGCGCCAGATCGAGTCAACATGCTTAAATCTTTGTACGAAGAAGAGTTTGACCGGGCGGCCACGGAGGATAGGGACAGGGCTTCGTTTAATGTCGTGCCGAAGTTTGAGTATTACAGGACGGGGTAATGGCGAAGTTTGCTTCGGGTAAAAACGCTTATGCAATATCTGACCGTTCTGGGTTCCGGTATAAATATCGGTTAATGAAAAGAGAGTGGAACGGATTGCTTGTTGGCCCAGATGAATACGAGCCGAAGCAGCCCCAGCTTGGACCTTTTAGAAAGGTTGTTGACCCACAAGCTTTGCAAGATGCAAGGCCCCAGCCGGATAATCCAACCAGCGCCTTTTTGGTTATTACCACAAATGGTATTACCTATCTTGGTAACGGCAATTGGAGTACGGCGGGCACCGCGGAATTGCCTTCGGAGCTAGAAAACACTACGGCGTTACAAGGTTCCGTAGGCACCGTGACGGTGGTGACGGCATGAGCTTTACCTATACTCAGCTTAAAACGGCTATTCAAGACTACACCGAAAACGATGAAACCACTTTTGTTAACAACTTGCCGGTTTTTATTCGTCAAGCCGAAGAACGCATATTAAAAAACGTTCAACTAAGCTTTTTTAGAAAAAACGTAAGTGGAAGCTTGACTCAAAGCAACCAATACCTAGCTTGTCCGTCTGATTTTTTATCGCCTTTTTCTTTGTCTTTTACGGATGCTGACAGCAACAAAGTTTTTTTAGAGTTTAAAGACACGGATTTTGTTCAAAGCTTTAACCCGAACCCGGCTACCGAAGGCAATCCTCGGTATTACGCTGTTTTTGACGTAGATAACTTTATTGTTGGACCTACGCCAAATGCCGCAAGAGCGGTGGAACTGCATTATTTTTACAGGCCTGCCAGCTTAACGGCAGGCTCAGACAGCGGAACGACGTGGCTTAGTGAAAATGCTCAGATGACGCTGTTGTATGGCAGTTTGATTGAAGCGTATATTTTTATGAAGGGCGAACAAGATGTCTTGGCGCAATATGAAAAAAGATTTCTTGAAGCGTTGTCCGGCATGAAAGCTTTTGGCGAAAACAAAGAAGTTACGGATGATTACCGCACTGGGTTGTTATTGAGGCCAAAACAATGACTATTCCTGCACTTGACTTGGATTTAAGCCCTGCGTTTAAAGTCGAAGTACATACGACAAAAAATCGCGGATTTACCCCGGAAGAAGTTGCAGAGCGGTGTGTAGACAAAATTATTTCTATCAGTGATTCCGCTAACCCCGAAATACAAGCGCAAGCTCATGCTTTTCGTAAGCATATAGTCAAAGTCCTAGAATTTTACATGCGAGAAGCCATAAAAAGCGACCGAACTACGGTATATAACGCGGTGAAAGATTCAGGGCATCCAGAACTTGCCGAATTAATCAGGAGGTTGTAACCATGGCTTTTAGCGGAAACTTCATGTGTACATCGTTCAAAAAAGAACTGTTGTGCGGAGTTCACGATTTTGATGCGTCTTCGGGAGACACGTTTAAACTTGCGATGTACACCAATTCGGCTTCGTTTACCGCAGCCACCACGGCTTATACGACTTCAAACGAAGTAAGCGGGTCGGGATACACTGCGGGAGGGGGCGCTTTGACTTGCGTAGACCCCAGTACGTCCGGCACGACCGCTTTGACGGATTTTTCAGACGAGACGTTTTCGTCTGCATCTATTACTGCTCGTGGCGCGTTAATTTATAATACTACGCCTAATACTACGTCTCTTTCAGTGACGAACCCTACCGTTGTGGTGCTGGATTTTGGTGCAGATAAAACGTCTTCTTCGGGTGACTTCACCGTCGTTTTTCCTACGGCAGACGCTAGTAACGCCATTATCCGGATAGCTTAATGGCGGGGATAACCGTTGCCTTTAAGGGCTGGAACTCTTCCAGTCAAGGATGGGGCAACGGAACGTGGGGAGAAGACCAAGGCCTTCCCGGTGCGGCAGGCGCAGTTGGCTCGGCCACCGTTACAGCCGATGCTAACGTTCCAGCGACGGGGATAGCTGCGACAGGAACGGTCGGCAGTGTTACCGTTTCGTCAGAGGCTAACGTAAGCGTTACGGGAGTTGCCGGGACAGGCAGCGCAGGCTCCGTAAGCGTTACGGGAGTTGCCAATGTTACTGTCACGGGCGTCCAAGCAACCGGCGCAGTTGGAACCTCAACCGTTGTTGCTAAAGCAAACGTTTCCCCAAGCGGTGTCAGTGCTACCGGAGGCGTAGGCACTACGACAGTCGTCGCTAAAGCTACGGCTTCTCCGACAGGATTATCTGCTACTTCCGCAGTAGGGTCTGCGACAGTCGTCGCGGACGGAGCGGTGGCGGTTAACGGCGTCAGTGCTACAGGCCAAGTTGGCAGTGTTTTAACTTCAAGAACCGTTAATATAAGCGTTACGGGAGTAGAGGCCTCGGGCCTTGTCGATTCTGTATTAGTTTATGGCGACATTGTTCCGGACCAAAATCCTAGCTATATTCAAATTAATGTTAGTCAGACGCCTTCGTGGTCTGAAGAGCAGCCTAGCCAAAGCACGACTTGGACACAGATACCTTCGTCCAGTCAGACGCCTTCGTGGTCTGGGGTGGCTCCATCACAAACGGCGTCTTGGATAAAAATTGCGGCGTGAGGAAAAGTAAATGCCCAGCACCTATACAGTAAACCTTGGCATCGAAAAAGTTGCGACTGGTGAACAGTCGGGTACGTGGGGCGATACCACAAACACTAATTTTGATCTTTTGGACCAAGGCGTTAACGGCGCGGTACGCATTACGCTCAGTAGCGCAGGAAGCTCCGGGTCGCCAAATACCCTTGTTATAACAAATGGGGCGGCTTCGGATGGTCGAAACAAGTGGATTGAGTTTTACAGCGCCGGGGACCTCGGGGGAACCGCGTATGTCCAGCTTGATCCTAACGACGCCGAAAAAATAGTTTTTGTCAGAAACAGCTTGGCGAGCAGCCGGTCTGTTTTACTTTTTCAAGGAACGTACAACTCCAGCCGAGATCTTGAAATTCCGGCGGGCGTTGACATGGTGGTTAAGTTTGACGGCGGAGGAGCCTCTGCTTCAACTGTAACTGATGTTTATACAAAACTTCGCGTTACGGAGCTTACTACCCCCGGCGCTGTAACCGCGGCTTCGCTAGACATAAGCGGCAACGTTGATATTGACGGAACAACCAACCTAGATGCTGTCGATATAGATGGTGCTGTCCAGATTGATAGCACGGTCACAGTAGGTGTAGATGACACTGGTTACGACGTTAAATTCTTCGGGGCCACCGCCAGTGCTTACATGCTCTGGGATGAGTCCGCAGATGATCTTATTCTGGCAGGCGCAGCAAGAGTTGTTGTTCCTGCAAGCGGATTAGTTATTGGCAGTACC